CACTGCTTTAATTTCAACAGGGCGGCAAAATGGGAAAACCACGATGCTTAGTGCCTTAGTTGGTTTTTGTCTGACTGAGTTGCCTCGCATTTGGGGGCGACCCGTTCGCATCATGTCAACGGCGCATGAACTTGGTTTGGCAACCGAAGTCTTTGAGGACTTGCGCGAAGTCTTTGAGCTGCTGGAGGAATCTGGGTTAGCAAAGGTGACGTGGGCCTATGGGCGTCATCAGGTCAAGATGCTCGATGGGTCTGTTTATAAAGTCAACAGCGCGACAGGCAAAAAGCATGGTGGCACTTGGGACATTCTTATTGTTGACGAACTTTGGGCAATCAGTGAAGCAACTTACTTTGGTGCGTTAAAGCCATCTCAAATTGCTGTGCCATCACCGCTGGCATTTCTTGTCTCCACTGCCGGCGACGAATCGTCACGGGCGTTTCTTAAATTACGCGAGCAAGCCTTGGGCGTCATTGACTCGGGTGAGCGCTCTGACTTGTTCATGGCTGAATGGTCTTTGCCCACTGGGGTGTCTCCCGACGACCAGCAGTATTGGGGTTATGCCAACCCAGCGCTTGGGCGAACAATAACTATGAAAGGTTTGGAAAGTGCAGCTGCAGCTCCTGACCGTTCGCAGTACCTTCGAGCGCATTGCAACCTTTGGGTGGCTGCCGCTAACTCATGGATAAATCCGGGAGAATGGGCAAAGCGTTATACCACAAACCAAACCCTAACTGGTGTCAATTCAGTTTTGGCTGTGGACAGTTCTGTGGACAACTCAAAATATGTTGGCATTCTTTGTGGGCTTAACAGTGACGGTGACATTGTTGCCAGCGTTGCTTTCACTTGCGAAACGAACCGCCAAATGTGGCGACACATCGAACGTCTGATGGAAGACCCAAAACTTAAATTGGCTATTACCCCAACGCTTGACCTTCACACGCCAGAACCGTTAATTCGTCGGCGCTCTCTTTGGGGCTACGCCGAAATGATTAAGTACACAGGGCTGGTCAAATCAATGATTACCGAAGGACGGTTGCTTCACACTGGTGAAGAGATGCTGGCAGAGCACGTCAACCGCGCAACCCTTGTCAAAGCCAATGGCGCTGTGGTGTTAAGTTCTCAGAAAAGTCCCGGACCTATCGAATGCGCTAGGTGCCTTGTGGCAGCTGCTTCTCTGGTGTCTCGCCCAACTCAATCTGGTCGGGCAATGATGGGTTCAGCAAGGTAGTTGCAAATGCAACTTGTTTGTGTAAGACTCCGCCCGTGGGATTCTTCGCTCCAAAAGTTACGACGGCACAGATTAGTTCGCCACCCGTAAAAGCAGCCGCTGGCGCTGGCGCTGCACAAATCAATGACTTTCTTGCGTATAGCACAGGCGCAGCTGAACAACGTGCATTACAGAACCCAACCGTGTCACGCTCGAAAGACCTTTTGGCTTCGATGATTGGCTGCCTTGAAATGCGCCACTATTCAAAGCAGTGGACAGGCGAGCGTTATGAAGAAATTTATCTTCCTCTTGAGCCGTGGATGGAACAGCCAGACCCGAAGGTCACACGCAACTTTTTCTATTCAAATATCTTCAGTGACCTTTTCTTTCACGGTCGCGCATTTGCCTTTGTAACTTCTCGTTACTCGACAGGCTTGCCGGCATCATTTACTTGGTTGCCAGCTGCAATGGTGTCAACTCCAAACCAAACTGGGCCTCAATGGTTCGGCCCTTCTGACGTTGTTCAATTCAATGGGGTTGACATTGGCGACAGCAACGACGTCATTCAATTCTTGTCTCCCATTCAAGGGCTCCTATACCAAGGCGCTCGCGCTTTGTCAATAGCAACTCACCTTGACCAAGCCGCTGACCGTTACGCAACTTTAGAAACCGTTCCCGGATATCTACAGCAAAAGGGCGGCGAGACTCTTGACTCTGACAGCCTCAGCGAGATTGCAGCTGCATGGTCGGCAATGCGCCGTCAGAACGCCATTGGTGCGCTCAACGATTATGTTGAGTTCAAAGAATTTAGCGTTTCGCCGGCAGAAGTAGTTGGCGAACAACGTAAGTACCAGTCACTTGAAATTGCTCGTGTCTCCAACATTCCTGCCTACCTTGTTTCGGCACCGCAAGAAGGCTCAGGCTTGACCTACACAAACGTGCAAGATTCAAACCGCCAGTTGTATCTGTATGGAGCCAAGCCGTTCATTGAGTGCATTCAACAAACACTTTCGGCCTCAAATGTTTTGCCACGCAATCGCTTTGTCAAGTTTGACATTGAAAATTACCTTGAAGAAGAAATGCACGACGTCATGGTTGAACCAGTCGTTGACGTATCAGAAGAAAGCCCATCATGATTCACTTTGTAAATGTTCCCATCACTCTCGACGCAAGCGCTGGCGAAGATGCTCCCAAGACCATCACTGGTATTGCAGTCCCTTGGGCTCCAGTGTCGGCAACGGTTATGGACGGCACCAAAGTTTCATTTTCTCGGGGCGCTTTCGACCTTGACATGAAGAACCCTAAGTTGCTTGAAAATCACGACATGAGCCAATTGCGCGGAGTCGTTACATCACTCGCTGATATGCCCGAAGGACTTGGATTCACCGCCACGTTCGCAAAGACGGGCGCAGCTGCCGACGCCATCGAACTCGTAAAAGCAGGCGCGTACGATTCGGTGAGCGTTGGTGCTGTCCCCACAAAGTTCAAGTACGACAAGAACGGCGTCATGGTCGTTTCAAAAGCAGACCTTGTAGAAATCAGCCTTGTCGCACAGCCAGCATTCAAAGATGCTGTCATCACAGAAATCGCTGCATCAGAACCAGAAGAAGATGCAACCGAACCCACCCCAACAGATTCCGAGGAGGAACCAGAAGTGGCAACACAAGAAAACCCAGTGGTTGAGGTCGAGGCTTCAATCATCCCAACAACCCCAATCTATGCAACCGCAAAGCGCGAGTTCATCATGCCATCAGCAGCCGAATACATTTCAGCCGCTTTTGTTGGTGGAGACAAGTGGCGCGAAATGAGCGAAGGCCTACGCGCTGCAGCTCCAAACGTGGTTACCAGCGATATTCCCGGAGTGCTCCCACTTCCAATCGTGCAACCCGTTTACAACAACTTCATTGGTCGTCGTCCGGTCATTGACGCAATCGGCGCAAAGGCAATGCCACAAGGCGGAAAAGTATTTATCCGTCCCGAAGTAACAACTCACACTTCAATCGGTGTTCAATCAACAGAAAACACTTCATTGACACAGGGAACTTTTGTCGTGACAGACAACCAAGTTACCAAGGGTAGTTATGGCGGCTTCGTGACCTTGTCCGAACAATCCATCGATTGGTCGCAGCCTGAAATCATCAGTCTCGTTCTTGATGACATGGCTCGTATTTACGCAAACGAAACCGACAATGTTGCAGCAGACAACTTGAAGACTGGCGCAACAGTTACTCGTAACTTTGCACTTGCTTCTGTAACTGATCCTGCTTATTGGGCATCATGGATTTCGGGTGCTGCACAGACAATCTTGTCTTCCAGCAATGGCAACTTGCCAACCCACATTTTTGTAAACCCAGAATGGTGGGGATTTTTGCTCAGCCTTAGCGATACAGCAGACCGTCCGTTGTTTCCACAGATTGGCCCAATGAACGCATTCGGTAATCTCGCACCAGGACAAGTCAACGGCAATGCCTTCGGCTTGCAGGTAGTAGTTGACCGCAACTTTGCAGGCGACACTCTGATTATCGGTGATGCATCTGGCTACGAAATTTTTGAACAGCAGAAGGGCGCACTCAGCATCGACGTTCCGTCAACGCTTAGCCGCACAATCGCTTTCCGCGGTTACCTTGCAACGCTCATGATTGACGCAAGCAAGTTCGTCAAAATGGCTCCTGTCGGCTGATAAAGACGAACTAGAAAGACTGCAAGACAATGGCTACCTTCAACCTCGCATTTCATACGCGACTAGAGGACTATGCCATCTTGCAGACTTTTGTCGACACAGACATTCAAAGTCAAGACTCGGTAGTTGTAGCAGGCGCAGGACACAACTTCAACGGTACTTACACTGTTATTTCTACCGAGCCTTACTTGTTTATGGGCGTTTCAGAAGAAGGCGACTTGCTTTTTGACTATGACGTCATCATGGAAAACCAATTTATCTATGTCAGCGCAGGCGACGACCTTGCTCGAAGCATTGCCACCGGCACTGTCTCTTTCAGCCCCTCTTGCTCTTGGATTACCTCAGCCGACGTCACCAGTTGGTTAGGCATCGAGGTCGCCACGGCTAATGACACCGCATTCATTGCTGTGTGCGTCTCTGCGGCCAACAGTTGGTCATTTAGGAAGCGTAGGGAGGCTGGCTACACAGACAGCCTTACAACTGCTCCTGACGGCGCAGCCAAACTTGGGACAATCATGTATGCAGCCACCCAATATCGCTCTCGTGGCGCTGTTGACGGCTACGCCTCATTTGACTCAATGGGCATGGGCACCCCCACCATGTCGCTCGGTCAGATTATGCAGCTGCTTGGTTGCGGAAGACCGCAGGTCGCCTGATGGCTGCAACGGGCATTCTCTATGAGGCAGTCAACGCCACCAAGACCGCACTCACGGCTTTGGGCTTGAAACCAGTTACCGACCCGCGCAATGCTCGACCATTGTCAGTAATGATTGAACTTCCAACGCTCGATGCCTTCACATACAACGTGGGCGATATTCGGTTAGTCATTCGCGTTCTTGCTGGGCCGCCCGGAAATCAAGACAGCGGAGATTACTTGATGACAACTGTTGACACAATTATGAACTCACCCATCGCCATAGTGGACGGAAGGCCATCTCTCGCTTCATACGGCGAACAGATGCTTCCTTGCTATGACATGACCGTTGCCGTAGCAGTACGGCGCAACTAGAAAAAGGAGCCACCAATGGCAACAACAACATTCCTATCCAACGCAACTATCGGAATCACCCAAGGTGCTACCACCACAGACTTGAGCGACCAAGCAAACGCTTGCGCAATCACAATCGGTCAGGACTCGCTTGAGTCAACGGCCTTTGGTGACACTGGTCATCGCTTCACTGGCGGCCTCCAGACAGTGGACGTGTCAATCACTTTCTTCTTGTCATACGGCGCAACCGAAGTTGAAGCAATCCTTGCATCATGCGTAGGCACAGGCTCCACTGTTTTGACCATCTCGCCATCAGGCGCAACCGAGTCAGCAACAAACCCTGAGTACGTCCTTACAAACTGTATGCTTGCCAACTTCACGCCAATCAACTCAACAGTTGGTGAACTCGCAACCGTAGAGGCTTCCTTCACTGGCGGCACTTGGGTACGCGACGTCACCGCTTAAACAAGAAAAAACACAATGCAACTCACGCTCAAAGTAACCACAGACCAAACGACCTATGAGGTCAAAACAAACCTTTACGTCATAATTGCTTGGGAACGAAAGTTCAAACAAAAAGCCTCAAACCTTGCCACTGGCGTAGGACTTGAAGACTTGGCGTTCATGGCTTTTGAATCCTGCAAAGTAAGCGGCATAACAGTGCCAGCAATCTTTGATGATTACGTCAAGCGTTTGGTCGCCATCGAAGTTGTAACGGATGAACCCACAAACCCCACCAACGAGGCACCTACTCACGCTCTCTAGCAGAACTGCTAGTTGAGACTGGGTGGTGGCCTCCACAAATACCCTTCGAAATGCAAGACATGAATACTGTGATTGACGTCCTAAATAAAGCAAGACGCAAATGACAGCCACTGCATCTATTGAAATTGTTGGTGCTAAAGAAGCCATCAAGGCTCTTGGCAAAATTGACAAAGACCTTCGCAAACAGTTCAACGCTGATGCAAAGCAAATTGCTCAACCATTGGTTTCTTTAGCTGCTTCTCGATATCCTGATACCCCACTTTCCGGCATGAATCGCAAATGGGTTCAGGGCAACAAAACACTGTTTCCTTATACCAAAGCCAAAGCAGTCAAAGGGCTAAAAGTCAAGTTCTCAACTAGGCGCAATGATGCCAATGTTATCTATGTCACCCAATCTGACGCTGGCGCTGTAGTGCTTGAAACTGCTGGTCGTGGCAAAACAACTTTGCTTTCGGAAAACCTTGCGGCTCGCACCAGTCGTATTCTTTGGCCTGCAGCCGACCAATCATTGCCAGCCATACAAGCGGAACTTCGAGCGTTAGTATTGCGCGTAATCTCAACCGTAAATAAGGGCATGAACTAATGGCTGTAAATATCCCCATCATCAGTGAGTTCGATGGCACAGGCATTAAAAAAGCCATTGCCCAATTTAAGGACTTAGAGACAAACGGCGAGAAAGCCCAGTTCGCAATCAAAAAGGCAGCCGTCCCTGCTGGTCTTGCATTAGCAGGTTTGGCTGTCGCTTTGGGGGATGCCGCTAAGGGCGCTGCCGAAGATGCAGCTGCACAAGTTGTTCTTGCCGGCAACCTTCGCAACTCAGCCCATGCCACTGATGCTCAAATTAAAGCCACTGAGGACATGATTACCAAAATGTCAATGGCTACTGGTGTCGCTGATGACGAACTACGCCCAGCATTTAGCAAGTTGGTTTTGGCTACTAATGACGTCGAGCGTTCAAACAAGTTGTTGGCTATTGCTCAGGATGTGGCAGCCGCTACTGGCAAACCACTTGAAGCCGTTACCCAAGCACTGGCTAAGGCCGAGATGGGACAATATGCAGCCTTAAAGAAGTTGGGCATTCCAATGTCTGAGGGCATTCAGGCTTCTATCGACCTGCAAAAAGAACAGAAAAAACTTGCCAAAGATGAGGCCGCCCTTGCTTTAGTCAAATATCAAATTGCTGAGGGGATGCTTTCAGGCGAAGAAGCCACAAAGAAACTAACCGCAGCCAATGAGAAGTTTGCCAGCCAATCTCAAATTGTTAATGACCTTATGGCAACGACTGGCGACTATTCAGACGACGTGGCAAAAAAGTTCGGTGGCGCAGCTGCAGATGCAGCAGGCACAGCCGAAGGACAATTCAAACGTCTTGGCGTTGCCCTTGCCGAAACCAAAGAATCAATAGGAGCTGCACTGTTGCCAGCCATTGAGGCCGTCTTGCCATTCCTTCAAGCCATGGGTCAATGGGCTTCTGAGAACTCAACCGTCTTTGTAATTATTGCCGGCGTAATTGGTGGTATTGCAGCCGCCATCGTTATTACCAACGCTGCCATGACTGCATGGACTGCAGCGACAACCGCATTTACAGCCGTACAAACCGCATTCAACGCAGTGATGGCGCTTAACCCAGTAGTCCTTTTCGCTGTGGCTATTGCTGCTTTGGTCGTTGGTTTAATTATTGCCTACAAGAAGTTTGATGCGTTTCGCGACATTGTTGATGCTGTCTTTGGGGTAATCAAAAAAGGCATTAAGGGTGGCATGGATGCCATCACCAGTTACCTCACTTTTGTCATGGGCGTCTATAAAGCAATCTTCAACGGCATTGCTACTTTGTGGAACAACACAATTGGCAAACTCAAGTTCTCAGTTCCTGACTGGGTTCCAGTTATCGGTGGCAAAGGTTTTGATGTGCCAAACATTCCAATGCTTGCTAATGGCGGAATCGTTACGAGCCCAACTCTTGCCCTTATCGGTGAGCGCGGCCCTGAGGCTGTAATTCCTCTCACTGGGCCAAACGCTGGCATGGGTGGTGGCATGAACATCACGGTGCAGGCAGGGCTTATTTCAACGCCCGACCAAATTGGTCAGCAAATTATTGAAGCAATTCAACGCGCACAGCGCCGTAGTGGTCAGGTGTTTGCAGCTGCATGAGTACACCAACTATGCAGGTCATGGTGGGCTTTCAAAGCACCACAGGCTTTGGTACCCCATTCCTTTTAGATGATGCCTTCTACGGCGTTCTGAACACGGCTGGCAGGGGAACCCTTGGTGGTGTCACTATGGTTGACCTGACCTATTTGGTTGAGTCCGTCAATATTACTCGTGGACGGTCTCGCCAGTTAGACCAATTCAACGCGGGCACAGCAACTATCGCTTTTGACAATGCCAGCCAAATCTTGAACCCAAGCAACACGTCAAGCCCGTACTACCCGTTCGTCTTGCCTCGATGCCCAGTGCAAATCTTGGCTAACGGCGTACCCATCTACACAGGTCTAGTTACTGACTGGAACCTTGACTACGACATCAGCAATCAGGACATCATGTATGCCTCATGTTCTGACCAGTTCACGGTTCTTGCCAACCAATCCCTTAACGCTGTGACGCCATCTGCTGAGGCCTCAGGCAACCGAATCAACACAGTGCTTAGCCTGCCCGAAATTAACTACCAAGGCGCTCGCGCTATCGACACTGGTTCCTCAACGCTTGGCGCATACGCAATTGCCCAAGACACCAACGTGCTTAACTATCTGCAACTGGTAAACACTAGCGAACAGGGCTATCTGTTCATGAGCGCCAACGGGACTCTCACGTTCAAAGGCAGGTCGAGTGTCCTTAACCCAGTTGCTGGGGCTACTTTTAACACCGACGGCACAGGGCTTCCATACCAAACACTGGTGAACCAATACGGCGATGAGTTGCTTTACAACTACATTGTGACCCAATCGCCAGCAGGCGCTAAACAGACAACTAGCAACGCCACCAGCATTGCGCTCTATCAGTCACAGCAATATGCACTTCTCGACTTGCTTAATAGCACCACAACGGAGGTTGCTGGGCTTGGCAACTATCTGCTTGGCAAATACCAAAACCCAGTTTTACGCTTCACAGGGCTATCTACCCAAATGGCTGCTCTTTCAACGGCTAACCAAAACATCATTCTCGGCCTTGACATGACCAGCATCTGCACAGTCGTTAAAAACTTTGTAACTGGCACACCAGCGACCGAGACACAGACCCTGATTGTGTCAGGCATTAGCCACAACATCACTCCGGGTAGCCACATTGTTTCGTACACTTTTGAGAGTACGGACGGCAATCAATACTTAACCCTTGACGATGCAATCTTCGGAACGCTCGACTACAACCTTCTAAGTTTCTAAAGGAGACAAACATGGCAACACAATACACAGCAGGCCTAACCGCTGGACAAATTCTTACAGCAAGCACGATGAATAGCATCGGCGCAGCATGGGAAAGTTACACACCAACCATAACTAATTATGTGCCTGCATCTTTTGTTTCTAAATACACTCGTATAAACAAGTTAGTAATTTGGGAATTTAACTCAATAATTTCAAGCGCCACTTCAGGCGACATTAGTTTGACTTTGCCAGTAACAGCATCAACTACTGTAAGTTCTGTCGGGGCGCGCAACTTTGGAATGTTTTTTGATTCAAGCCTTGCAGACAGTTATATTCTTGGTGCTTTTATTGGCAGCACTACTACTGTTGGTTTCTTTTTTGCTAACAGCACATCACCTACCGTGTTTAACGGTTTGCAATGTGGCGTAAACGACGAACTTAGTTTTGTTTTAATTTACGAGGCTGCATAATGAATTTACGTTCGCCTTTTGACACCATGGAAACTTTGCCCAAAGAATGGCTACACGAAAGAATGCGCCGATACCGTAACCGCCTACTTGCCGGTAGTGACTGGACACAACTACCAGACGCACAATGCAACAAAACGGCGTGGGCAACATACCGCCAAGCGCTTCGAGACTTTCCTGCAACATGGGAACCATCAGAAGTTGCCAATTTTCCTAAGGCACCAGAATGAAAAAAAGCCTGATTCTATTGGTCATTTGTGCATCGCTAACTGCTTGCGCAGACCGTGAACGCCTTAACTGCCCACGAACAAAGAACAAAGCCTTACGCGGCGTAACCGAAACAATCTCAACAACAACAGCACCTGCCTACGGCACTGGAGGAAAATGCGTATGAAACCAGACAACAGACACAGCAACGAAGAAATCAAAGCACGACTCATCTTTGTCGTAGCCATTGGATTAACCATTGCTTTTCTTGCTTCAATCTTGGCTTTGCTATACGGCCTTCTCTTCGTAACTCAACCGCTTGAAGTTTCACCTAATGACGATGCAGCATGGTCTGTACTGTCACCAATGCTCGCCACCCTCACTGGAGGTCTCTTGGGCGTCTTGGCTGGTAACGGCCTCAAAGACAGACCGAAAGACCCACCAGCACCATGACCGCACGCAAATACCCTTTCTACCCTTCGTGGGATGGTGGCTCAACATCACCAATCACCAAGAAGTTTTATGACTTATGCAATAAACGCTGGGCATTCACCAACCTAGGAATGTACGTCAACCGTCAAATGCGCGGCTCAAAAAACCTAAGCGTTCACGCAAGTGGTTACGCAGTTGACATGGGCTATCCAGCCACCAGAGCAGGAAGAGCAGCTGCTAAAGAGGCTTGGGCTTGGCTCATCGAGCATTCAGAAGCGCTTTTACTATGCGAGCTGCACGACTACAGTTTCCGCAACCCAGCACAGTCCGAGACAGACAAAACCGCCTACGGCAGAGGCTGGAGATGCAGTCGTGGCGCTCAGGAAAAAGGCATCAAACTCTTTACTAAGGATGACAATGCCGGCTCATTTGGTGGCGTTTGGCTCCACGCAGAAATTAGCAACGAATGGGAAAGCGCTGCAGACTTTGAAAAAGCATGGCGCGCACTTCCAAAGCCATAAGAACTCCCAGTATTGTTTGAGCGTTACTGGGGCTAGGTGGTGGGTATCTTTGTTTCCATTGGGATATCCACCACTGACTTCGCCAATTGTGTAAAGTCACTCTTAGCCACTCAAAGGGCTTAACCAAAGGAAACAAAAATGACAGACCAACCGTCCCTATTCGATGAGCCACTAGCCATCGCATTAGCAGAAGAAGCCATTGAGCGCGTCGGCCTCAATGCAGACCAACTTTGGGCTTTACAAGCCCTAAAAGTAGTTGGGATGTTGTCCATCGAGCGTCACGACTTTACGACTGATGACGTCTGGGAATGGATGAACCAAATGCACCCCAACCTTGAAACTCACGAACCAAGAGCCATGGGCGCTGTAATGCGTAAAGCCTCCTCAGAGCGCTTGTGCGTCCCCACAGAGCGCTACAGCAAGTCAATGCGACCAGAGTGCCACCGTCGCCCAATCCGCGTTTGGCAGGGGCTCTAATGACTGACACACAGTTTATCTACAGTTTCATAATGGGATGGGTCGGATGCTGGCTATGGCTCAAAATGATGGCAAACCGCCCATGATTCCCACATGGGGGTACCTTCCGTTAGTCTCAAAGGACAAATTGACACTCGTTCAAATCTTCACGGACTTGAAAACAGGGGAACATATCAGAATCACAGTCGCCACTCGGCTTGCTCCCTATCTGACTTGGTCGCCGCCTATCGAAGTAGAGAGAACCTGAAACGCATCATGGCACTAGCCCTTCTCGCAGTCCTATCCGTACCAGCGCACGCAAGTGCAGCTTCTAACTCCCATGCCAAGTATCACGGCGTCCTTCCGGATGCTTACTATGACCAACTTGCCCGATGTGAAACTGGTGGCAACTGGCAACACTCCACAAAGTCGTACACGGGTGGTCTTGGCATTCACCGCCAAACATGGCGCACATGGTCAGACACTCCCAGTGCAAAAGGGCGTAGCCCCATCGAGCAAGTTAAAGTTGCTGACGCTATTGCATTCAAGAGCCACATAAACCCTGATGGACGCAAAGTTTGGCGCGTCGGGCCGTGGGGCTGGGGCTGTCTCAAAGGGCAAAAACATCTACAAAAGTTCATTTGCCAATCCCGTCACAAGGATGTGCAAAGATGGAAACGCAACTGCTAAACAAAGGAAAACAATGGAAACATCAACAGGTGAACTAATCGCCAAACTAACAAACCTCAGCCATAATCTTGCGCTCGAACTCCGCTTCAAGGAATCGAGCCTTGTGCTAGAAGCCGTAGGCGCTCTTCATACGCTGCCAAACATTGCTGAGACAATCCGCAATTCATGGCATCCGTCAATGAACGACAGTGGCCCTTCAAAAGGTTTGTCCTACATTTCAAGCGCTCAATTGGTTGACGCTGATGAGTGACTACATACACAAAGATGATGCTTATGATTGGCTTCGCGACAAAGAAATCCAATTTGCCGAAGATGATTTTGCCAAAGTTCAAGCGGAACGTGATGCACTTAAAGCCAAAGTTCTTGAATTGCATAACGAAGTAGAGCGCCTATCAAGGGAGTTAGCCCGTGGCCTTTAATCTTGACGATTACGAACCAGTAGCCAGCCGTCTAGACCGCTTTCTAAAGGCTCACCCTGATGCTCGGGTCATTACTGACCTAGTGCATTACCTCAGCGATATTGCGGTGTTCAAAGCAGAACTGTGGCTTGACGGCGAAATCATTGCTACAGGCTGGGCAGAAGAAATCCGTGGGCAGGGCAACGTCAACAAGACCAGCCACCTCGAAAACTGTGAAACAGGAGCCGTGGGCCGCGCACTTGCAAACGCAGGGCTATCAGGCTCTGACTTCACTAAGCGTCCTAGTCGTGAAGAGATGGGCAAGGTTGTGCGTATGCAAGGCGACACACAAATCACTGAGCCATCTAATCTTGCTAGCGACAAACAATTGAACATGATTCGCGCCGTTTGTAAATCTATGGGTCGCACTGTCCCGTCAGGAATACAGGGCTGGACTAAACGCGAAGCATCACAATTCATTGACACGCTCAAAAATGGTGAACAAGCAGCTCCACAATACGAGACACCAGAAGAGCCCTTTTAGTGCTTACAGTTGGCTCATTGTTCTCAGGCATAGGCGGACTTGACTTAGGTTTAGAGCGCGCCGGCATGGAAGTTATCTGGCAATCAGAAATCGACCCTTACGCTTCAAAGGTTTTAGCGAAGCATTGGCCTAAGGTGCCAAATTATGGAGACATCAAAACAATCAACTGGGGAAACGTTGTTCGACCTGACGTCATATGTGGCGGCTACCCGTGTCAGCCCTTTTCAACCGCTGGAAGACGAAACGGAGAAAACGACCCACGACATTTGTGGCCTTGGGTTAGGGAAGCCATTAGCGAACTTAGACCTAAATACGCAATCATGGAAAATGTCAGGGGTCATCTCACTATGGGGTTTGACAGAGTCCTTGCCGACCTTGCCACCATCGGGTATGACGCAGAATGGCAAATTGTTTCAGCTGCATCAGTTGGAGCGCCACATAGAAGAGACAGACTCATTTTCGTGGCCTACCCCGAGAGTGACGGGCAGTGGAGAAAAGATAGCGACAATTCAACAACGCTTTCAGAATGGTCAGAAGTACAAGAAAAGGCTGGAAGAGGCAGTGGCACTTTGGCCCACAATGACGGCAAATGGGATGGGCTCAACGGGTCACAGAGCACTACTCGACAAACGCATCTCTTCTGGGGAAATAACGCCAGACGAAAAGCGACAAATGACAGCCGGACATGGTGGGAGGCTGAACCCGACGTGGGTCGAGTGGCTGATGGGGTTCCCTCTCGGGTGGACAGACTTAGAGGACTCGGAAACGCTGTAGTGCCACAAGTAGCAGAACTCATAGGCAGAATGGTCATTCAATATGACACCAATATCTGAAGCCTCATTTCAAGCGCAAGTAAAAGCTTTGGCCTTCCAATTTGGCTGGTCGCTGCATCATTCACAGCCCTCAATGACACGCACAGGGCGATACATAACAACAGGCTCCACAGGCTTTCCCGACATTGTTATGGCACACGTCGAGCGTGGCCTCATTTTTGCTGAGTTAAAGACCGAGAAAGGCAAAGCATCAGAAGCACAGCTGCAATGGCTAAGAACACTGCACCCTCACGCTGAGTGCTACCTTTGGAGGCCATCAGACATCGACTTCATAGCCCAAAGGCTCTCCCAGTGTTAATCCTCGCTTGGTACGCCCTTTTGCTAAGTATCGGTATCGCGATACTTCAAGGTGTCCGCAAAGATTGACCGCCTCTACAACTGAATACAACCAAGGCCACATAGGGAATTGCACTCTGTTGGTGTTTACACGGGAACGTGGGTAGAGCAGTGCGCCCCAATACTTGTGATGACTAACGTGAATGGCTGTGGGGGTAAGCCACTGTGCAGCGTCTAAACGTCACAAATACGAATGGTGTCCACTTCCCTAAGGTGTCCGGCAACCAAGGCCGACAGGTCTGAACTGTGGGGAACACAAACACCAGAGTCTCTCATGCACTGAAAGCAACCGCAGCGAAGCAAGGGCGCTAGTAACATCACCACAACAAAGGAAACACAATGACCAAACGAAACACCCCAGAGTTCATGCGCAACCGCCTCATAGTCCTAGAGCACGAACCTATCTGCCACTGGTGTCGCAAAGCCAAGAGCACAGAAGCAGACCACCTCATCGAGACAGACAGAGGAGGCACCGACGACCTAGACAACCTCGTTGGCTCATGCAAACCATGCAATGCAACCCGTGGAAACCGATACCTAAACAACAAACGAGCACAACAACAACACTCAAGAGCAGAACACCTTGGATTACAAAAAAACGCCCAAAACACAAAAAAACCAAAAAACAACCAAACTTTTTTTAATAACGAAAAAAAAATGACCCCGACCCCTTTTCCTGATATCTCCATGAACAGTCATGACTCGGTTCAAGACCTTTGTGAATCGTCTGTAATGGTTGGCGTTGGGGTTGAGCAGCCTAGGTTGGTTACGCCGACTGGGGCGTTTGGTTCTTACTCGGCTTTGGTTGGGGCTTGGAGTGAGGCGCATTTGAATCGGACGTTGTTTCCGTGGCAAATGAGGGCGCTCGATGGTGCTTTGGAGCATGATGAGGCTGGGAACTTTATTTCAAACACTGCTTTAATTTCAACAGGGCGGCAAAATGGGAAAACCACGATGCTTAGTGCCTTAGTTGGTTTTTGTCTGACTGAGTTGCCTCGCATTTGGGGGCGACCCGTTCGCATCATGTCAACGGCGCAT